GTTAAATTCAATTTGCCACATAAAAAGACAAAACGGCGGAAATATATTTAAAGATTCATTCTAATGCTATATAGACATGATGAATTCGTCACTAGCAATACCGTCGGAAAAGCAAAATGATATTCAATATGGTGAAAATAATCATATTGAATATAAGTGGAGTAATAATCAACAAGAAAGTATATTACAGTTAAGTTTTCAGATGATTAGAACCGATGATTCGTCACAGAAACAACAACTAGCAAATAGATTTGTAAAATGTTTTATGACTGGTTCTATAGATGATAGAAAGTTAATGATAAAACTGTTGGCACATACTCGTGATATAGAATGTGGAAAAGGAGAATACGCAATTAGTATTACGATTATCAAAGAATTAATGAAGCAATCATGTTATAAAAATATGTGTATAGATCTAATGTGTGAGTTTGTGGGATTTAACAATAAAAGCAATAAAACTATCCCCACAGTTCAAACCATTAAACCGTCTGCAGAGTCAGCAGAGACGACAGACAAAACAAAGCCTTATGGAAGTTGGAAAGACATGAAATATTTGTTTAATGAATTACAATATTGTCCGGTTGAATTAATAGATGTAATAAACGCACAAATAACAAATGACTTAGATAATATGAATAAAGGCAAACAATGTTCGTTAGTAGCAAAGTGGGTGCCTCGTGAAAAAAGCAAAAAATTCGGTTGGATTCATGAATGCTTAGCCAAGTCTTATTTTGAGCAATTCGGAAATACAAAACATGGATGGACAAAGCGTGCTATAAACAAGGCGCAAACTTATTTTAGAAAGCGACTTAGTTCCTTGAATAAATACATAGATACAGTTCAAATAAAACAATGTGGTCATCAATGGCGACATATTAATTTTCATAATGTAACAAGTATAACTATGATGAAACAACGAGTGTCTTTCTTAAATAGTAAAGAAGAACACACTACAGATAGAGATATTTGTCGTCAAAAACTGTTACATTATATGGAACAAGTGAAAAAAGGAGAAAAAGAAATAAAGGGAAAACATACTAGTATGTTCGATTTTGTCAAAGCAGCAATTAGCGTACAGCCTGGTGAAAATGAAGAGTATGAACGATTTATTATAAACGAAGCCTGGAAAAATAATAGTAAAAACACCAAGTCGCTTGAAAAAATGATTGCTATGATAGATACGTCTAGTTCAATGGAGAATAGTAGTAACAACCCATTATTTAATGCCATGGGCCTAGGAATTCGCATAGCAGAAAAATCCAAACTGGGTAAAAGAATCATGACATTTGATACGAACCCATCATGGATTAATTTGGAAGAATGTGTTGATTTTGTAGATGAAGTAAAAGCAGTGAGAAGCGCCGGTTGGGGAACAAATACAGATTTTCATAAAGCGATGAATATGATTTTAGAACAGATAAGATCAAATAAAATACCAGCAGAAGACGTAGAAGATTTGGTATTAGTTGTATTTTCTGATATGCAATTTGATCCAGATGAAATAGACAAACCTGAAATAGCAACAAATGAAACAATTATACCTATAATATCTCGAAAGTTTCATGATGTCGGTATAGAGGTATGTGGAAAGGCATATAAAATGCCTCATATTTTGTTTTGGAATTTACAAAGTACAAATGGTTTCCCAGAATTATCTTATCAAAATAATGTAACTATGCTTTCTGGGTATAGTCCGTCTTTGTTTAATTCTTTTATTCAAGACTGTATGAATGGTTTAAAGGATGTTTCTCCTTGGAGAATGCTTACAAACATATTAAATAATCGGCGATATAATCGTTTAGATTATTTAATTATTGAATAAAAAAGTTTGAATAAAAAAGTTTGAATAAAAAGTTTGAATAAAAAGTTTGAATAAAAAAATTATATTATTTTAATTTAAGTTACCTAGTTCAAGTATAAAAATGTCACAAATTAAATTTTTATATACGCAGCCCTATTAAATTAAATGTCATCGACATTGATTTCATCATTATCATCCATAATAATTGTTTGTATGTGTCTTGTTTTATTATCCTTATTTTTATGATTTGTTTTATTTGTAACATTTTTGCGGCTATTATTATTATTTGAATCATCCGCCGCCGCAGCAGCAGCATCTACGTCGCAAGTAGTAGCATTGTCCGTTGTAGCAGTAGCAGCATAAACGGTTTCCAATAGTTCATTGTATTTATCATTTTCACCATTATCAAATACGAAATCGGCAGCTTCACCATCAGATTCAGTTTTACTATCAAAATCACTTCGAAGTTTTGAAAATATAGGATCACCAGAGTGTTTCAACTTTTGCTTTTCAATCTCTGAATATACTTCCAATAAATCGTGTTTTGGTTTAGCACAAGATTCGAACTCACGCTCACCGATCAGAACCCATGAGCCTAAACATACAGTGTTGTCGCGCTTACCTTTACCGCGAAATTTGTTTCGCATAATACATAAACGCTCTTTACCTTCAACATCATTCGCGTGAAACATTCCATTACCAAGTAACTTGGTAACAACCGCATATAATTCACCTTCTTCTTCTACCTTCCTTATTTTTTTATTCACAGTAGATGGGCTCGCAACAAACTTGCGTCCAATCTTCTTAGAGTTCTTTCCACCAGTTTGATTCTTGACCATATTGTCTAATTATATAAAAATAAGGTATTTAATATTCGTCTTCAATTTTTTATTTTATATGATAAATTATTCGGTGTAAAATATTATTGTTTATCAATTTGTATATTTTAACTTCTGTTTTGTTGTTTTATAAGTTTAGATTAATAGTTAAATCGAAAGTCTGGTTTGAATTCGTAGATTGGAATTTGTTCGGTGGATGTAAATACAGAATCGTACCAATTCTTCCAAATATTTTCCGGCATATGAACAATGCGTTTATTTTCTGTTTCGTAAGATTGTTCATCTGGATCATAACCGTACTGTGAGTAAAATTCTTCCAATTCATCATCATCGTGGAATATAACTTTCTTCTTCTCTGGATCAACTGTAATATTATATTGGTGAAATCGTTTATTCCAAAGAGGACATAGATAAGCATAGAATTCCCAGTGCTGATGGTAGCATTCGTTAATATTTTCAACATTATCTCTCAATAAATGAAAGGAAGAACATATAGGATTTATCGAATATAACCGTTTGTATTGTAAAGTTCGATATATTTGTGGATTATTATATTTGCTCAACGGAATTGGATCATTATGTATATTCATGATATTTTGATATTCACTGTCACTACAAGCAATGTAAATCTTCTTTTTACTAGATAAATACTCAGGGTTGAAAATCAATAAACAAATGATTGCCCATAATTTATGAATGGAATTTTTGTAATGATTGTCTGCCGTGTCTGCCGACGGCTGAGGGAGAACTTTGTTGTGGATATCTACAGTGTCTGCCGTGTCTGCCGACGGCTGAGGGAGAACTTTGTTGTGGCCTTGTTGTTCAATCGGATAATTTAATTCATTTTGAAAAGACATTATTTGTTCATCTGACAAATGAAAGTAAATTTGTATAGCTTTAAATATATCATCGTCAATGACATCTGGTAAAGAACAAACAGCAAAATGATACATTTTTTTATTAATAAAACGAAATAGTCCGTGATATTTATTAGGTATTGGCAGTAACCAATTGGGTTTTTTTCCTCTAAATATCTGAGTAATATCTTTTACGCAATTATTGTATTGTCTTGTAATAAATACTTGAGACGACGACTTCATTTTGAACAAATTTTTTACTACAGTCAATGCGCTCTTTAAATCGCCATCCAATGATTTTTTATCTAGAAAGGATTGAAAATATGGATTGGTGATGTAATAAAAGTCGTAATATACAAACCATAATAATTCCCAACTTTGTTCTATAAAGCCAGATAAATACAATTCTGATATCCAAAAATAACATTCATCTAGGGATTGTGCTTTTAGAATACAAGTCAGAAATGTTAAACCGACTTCATCAAATAAATAAAGATACCGCGTTAAAATAACTTTAGACATAATTGTTTAAATAAGTGATGCTTTTATTAAACGTTGATTAATATAATACTATTTTATTGTAATATTTACTAAAATTCAATTTTTTATTATATAAAGTAAATATATATCATGGCAAATGCTTGGAGAGAACATGTCAAAAAAACAATGGCTGAGATGAAGGCCAAGGCAAAAGGTGGTAAGGTTATGTTAAAGGATGTATTAAAGGTTGCCGGCAAGACATACAAAAAATCTGGCAAATCCGAGTCATCTGCTGGAAAGACACGTAAGAGAAAGGGTTCCAAGAAGGGAAAGAAAGCAAAGAATAGCAAGAAACATTAAAAGCTCTACAAAACAGTAAAACACTACATTATTTCGTATATTTATTATTTAACAAATATACGAACATATGAACATACGAACATATGAACATACGAACATACGAACATATGAACATACGAACATATGAACATACTAGTTACGATGAAAATAATATGCGATGGATATGTTCAACAATATCATTGTTTCTAAGTTTATAAGAAGAATGAATATAAGAATAAAATAAATCATACAGAGAGAAATGACGTAATAATTCGGAATAATGTTCAATAAAAAAACAACATAATGAATAATAACTCCATGTATATTTGAACTGTAATAAATATTGGATTATTTGATTGGAATGGTAATTATAAAAATAAATCATTTCTGATTTCAGACAATTCTTTGTATTTAATTGTATTTTCTCTCTACCATTTGAAAATAATTCTATTATAGTGTCTGTATCTTTCTCGCACCAGCATTGTTTTGGGTAGTGAATCAAATAGACAATGAGAAACTGTTCAAAGGATATATATGAATTATATAAGAGAGATTCAGGAAAATACAGGTTGAAAGAAGAAGAATGTATAGTGGGAAAATAAAACGATTGAGAGAAATCATATAATAAAGGGAGTCTTGTATCGGATGAAACAAATGGAGATTTATTTAAAGTAAATGAAATTTTATTCGCATGAAGAATAGAACAAGACTGAAAAACATGATAAATACATTTGGAAAAGTTATTGACGTTAAATATGAATGGCACATTTACAACTACATCCGCATCGATGTGTGTATTATTATTATTATTATTATTATTACTATTATTATTATTACTATTATTATTATTACTATTATTATTATTGTGTAAATAATCATCTTTTGATTGAAAATAAATTAATTTATGTTTGATCTCTCTTTGTATCAAATTGGATTTAGATGTAGGTAACAATTTATAATTTCCGTCTAAATTTTTAACAGAATGGATAGGTAAAAAATGAAGATAATAAAAAGGTATTTTTTTAATATGTTTTGAAATAGAAATATAATTATTGAGAGAAAAAGAGTTTTCCAAAAACAATGGCATATACTATTATATTATTATGTAATGTGAATGAATATTATAGATTTATCCTTATTGAATGATTTTTATTATGAGTAATTTTTATTCGTTTATGGAATGATTGTCTTCATCTCGACGAATCACTTGAGTTTGCTTAAATAAATAATAGCGATTCTTATAGGTTTTTTTCAGTTTCACTAAGATATCATCTTTTGTTAATCCTTCACAATTTTCATTGCCGATTCTCTCAACTTCGCAGGAAATAGTATCCTTGTATTCAATACAAAACTGTTCGTAAGCAGTAGCAGGTTTAAAGTGTGGCATATGATAATTAATGAAAATATGTTGATCCATAGCAGCAAGCATTTCATGTTCTAAAGAGATATATTTACGTCGTGTCTTGACAATATGTTCTGTTTTATTGCGGAAATAATATCGTCCGCTTTTATACATTTTATCATGTATGTTACCATCATAGCCCAGGCTTTTTAATCGTCTAGTTTCATTATCAACCAATTCGTCATTATTAGTGACCCATCTAGTCCATTCTTCCTTATACATATGTCTATCATCGTATTGATGAAGTTTGGCAAACGGAATCAATTGACTCGTAAATTCATCGGAGAATTTGAATCGGAAAATAACAGGATTACTATCGATATTCATTGTAAGTACGATTTAGCTAGTGTCTAAATATATGTATAAATAAAGTATTAAAATACCTATATAAGTATTAATATTTAAAATAAGAATAAATTAGTTTGCTTCAATTTTTTTGCTAATGCTAATTTAATAACACTACATATGAAACTTTATTCCTTAGAAAGTATTCCATATTATAATTCGATACAGCAAGAATATACAAATATAATAACTATTAATAAGTCACCAGAAGGTCCATTAAAAACAATTACAAGAACCGTGCGCTTAAATAAGCTATCTCCATTTGAAACTCATAATAATATATGCCCCAAACCAAGTTGCGTAATAGGAATTACAAACATACATAATCCATGCGAGTTAATGTGTATAGATGATTTACCAACTCTGTTTGAATTTTTAATAAACAATGGTTATACAATAGATAATTCGGTAACGAAAATATTACAAAAAAGTAGCATGCGACTGAATGGGAATTTAATATGTATGATACAATACTAAAAATGAAGGAAAACGAACAATAATAATTTTACATGAGTTAAAATATAAAATTGAATTTATTAAAGATAATATAATGAATTCAATTACAGTAACAAATATGACAATGGACAATAAAGTCAAACCAGCAGACAATAAAGTCAAACCAGCAGACAATAAAGTCAAACCAGCAGACAATAAAGTCAAACCAGCAGACAATAAAGTCAAACCAGCAGACAATAAAGTCAAAATCATTGTCAAAAAGAGCAAAATAGTGATCAAAAAAAGCAATAAAACGATTGAAACCAACGAACTAACTGATCAAGCTAAACAGATCGAACCGAATAAACTAATCGACCCAGATAAATCCGTTGAAATAAGCAAATCAGACGAACAAGATCAAGTCGCTCTTTATTTGAAATCTCTTACAGCCCAAGAAAAACAAACACTTGATATAGCAACGTCTCATTTAGGAACATCGTTCAATATGAAAAAAAGCATTGGGTTTCTAAATTGGAAGTCAAAGCAATCTTAATATCGCGTAAAAAAAGGAACTAAGAAAAAGGCACTAGCAAACCATCATTATGCTTTCCGTGTTTTTTTCTTGTTATCTAATAATTTAGAGCGACGTCTGTGTTTTGTCTCTCCTTTTGGTTTATTGCGTGATGTTTTGTGTAAATGCGAATACTTCATCTTGGGCAAGGTTTTATGAAAGAGTTTCATTGTTTTTTTTAATCGATTACCTCCTTTTTGAATTTTATAATGAATTGGCATGATAGAATTAATATTAGAATTAGAAGCCTCTATATTGCTACCCCCTTTCAAAGGTGGTTGCGTCAGCGTTGGCGTTGGCGTCGGCGTCTGAGTTTCTTGTTTCATTATATTAGCAGCATTATCCACTGCTCCCATAATACGATTCTTTCCTTGTAATGCTGTATCTTCTGTATTTTTTACTGTATGGGCAGCAGTAAGTACCATAGGACTACTTTTGTCTATGAATACTTTGAATGTCATCATCAACGTGTTAAATGCTTTTGCTACGGCAATCATCAAATTAATGATGCCACCCACAAGTGGAATAGCCGAAATAAAGGCTTGAGCCACAGTGATGCCAGTTCCAGTAGCCCCAGTGACTAATTTTTCAGAAACTTCTTCCATCATTTCAATCGCTTGATCTGTTACTTTATTGACTTGGGGTTGTATTTCTTTTAATATTTCAACAATAGTAATGGCAATCGCTTGCGCTATTTCTTTCACCGCTTGTTTTGTAGCTGGATTAGCAGATATTTCTTTTAACACACCTGCTAGCAACAATACCTTTTTATTTAAGTCTGGACTTAGTTGATTAATGGGTGTATCTAAGATTCTTTTTTCACCAGTCATTTCCATACCCATATCAATTAAATTACTCAATATATTGCCATACCATTGAATACCTGTTTTTAAACCAGCAATTGTTAAATCTTTTGTTTTTGAAAATATTTCGCTAGCGTAATCACTAGCAACTTCTCCTAAAGAGGTTGATTTGGTACCAGCATTAACTTGATCAGTTGCTCCACCAATCATTTCCAATATTGTATCAGCTTGATTTATTAGTTCTTTGGCTTCTTTATTATTAATGCTGCCACCCATTTGTTTGTTCTGACTGGCAATTATTTCATTTTTAATATTTTCAGTCGCCGTTCGAAATCCATTTAATACATCACCTAATATAGAAAACACAGCACCAGCTACATATTCCAAAGTAGAATCAGGATTTGTATCAATTTGGCTATAATATATTCCGTCTGTTCGTTGCTGTTTTAAATTATCCAATACTTTATTCGCCTCTTTAATTTCCTTCTCCTTGTCTTCAATCGCCTCCCCTACAATTTCATCTATTTTTTTATCTGGATCAGGTACATTTAATAAATCAATCATATATATTCTACCTTTAATTTTTTTTCGCCATTAACTTCTTAAATGTTTCATAATCCATCTTCTCCATTGGCTTTTCTATTTTATAATCGTCTGTTTTCAATATAGAGAATTGACTCATCTTGCCACGATAAGAATATCGGTTCGCATTTTGCCGCAAAACAAACTTCTTATTTACTATTTTACTTCCACCTGTCCCTTTTCGGTTATAACTTTTGAAAGAGGCAAACATATCATTCGTTTCTGTTGTATTCTTACGTACAGTAGATAATTTTGTAGTAGAATTATTTATATTTGTCTGTTTCGCATCTTCCATTTCCTTTTTAATATCCACCACGATTTTCTTACAATCATATGTCAGAGCATATTTTCTAGCAACTGTTTCCAAATACAAATAAGGAATATCCTTTGTATCACAATAATAAACAAACGATTCTGTATCGAAATCATAATACATTAGGACTCTTCCTTTTGGTGTCATTTCATACAATATATTGTGTTTCATACCTTTTACAGTATTTTCATCCAAATCATCATATTCCATTTTTTCAAACAAGTCATAGTATTTATTTTCGTAGGGTACCTCCACTCCTTTCTTTTTCTTTTCTTTCTCTTCGCTATTATCGTCTTTTACATATTTTCTATATAGCCCGGTAGAATGAATTGTATTTAAAATATGTGGATAGGAATAATAGAGTAATGCCGAGCTAAATAATACTCCTAGTCCGCTACTAATGTAAAAAAAAGGTTTCTTACTAATGAATCGGTTTGAAATAGTTTGAAACATTTATCTATCTAATAATAATTGTTATATTTGTTATATTTTTAAGCCATGATTGATAGATATTAGATTTGAATATACATAGACCTAGACATAGACCTAGACCTAGACATAGACATAGACCTAATCGTATTTGATTTTACTAATTGGTTTGTTTATCTCTTGACGTCGCAATTCAAAAAGCGCCTTCACCTCTGTCTGTAAATCGACTACCTTAATTCGCTGATAATTTTTATTTTTATTTTCCGGATGCAAACAAATCAAATACAAGTCTTCCACCACTTTTCCATACTTCTCTTCCAAAATTGCCTTGTATGTATTGAGTTGTAAGCAATAATGCCAATAATTTGTATCTGGCAAATGCTCAATACATTCCTTTTTTCCCCATTTACCAAACGAATTCGTCTTGACTATTTCCTTACAGCGTTTCCAATCATAAATAAGTAGCGTTCCATCCGGTTTTTCATACACCATATCGATGGAGCCAGCCAATTTCAGTTCTTCGTGGAAGACGGTCCATTCCGTTCGGTAGGGTTTTAAGTCAGGAAAATCGGCCAAGAAACGTTGGAAATATTCGTATTCGACGGAATCATTGACAACATCCATTTGGTTATAGTAGCACTCAATATCATAATGCATCTTAGTTCCAGCCGTCGCGGCTTCATCGCGATTCTTGTCCCAGTCCGCCTTGATTTCGTCCGCTGTTTTTCCATAATACTTGCTCTGTGGCCAACGTTGCGAGGACATCATCCCACTAATAATCGCATCCGCATCAAAATGTTCAAAATTGGCATGATTAAAAGTCGTTACAGACATGTAGCCATCACTGCTACCATCAATAGTGTAAATATGAGGGCCCTCATCAAACTTGATCCGCGCATCTCGTTCATGGGGATGTAATTTCGCCAAATACGAGGGAGCACACGAGTCGTCTGATTGTTGAACAAAGTCCATTGTGAATATATTAGTACTCATAATGGGCATTAATAAATTCAATTTTATTTTCAATACTATCATTCATTTATATAATGCTGCCATAACCATCCTGTAATAATATATTTATCACTAGACAAAGGAATATTAGCTCGGTGAGGAAAGGTCCAACTCGCTGGAAACAGAACCAATTTACCGGCTTCCGGTTTAATACCATATTGTCCCCAAAATTCGGTTTCACCACCTTCTTCAACATCATTTAAATACCACATAAAGGTCAATTGACGCATCTTTTTGTTTTTCCAATCACAAGAATAATCTTGATGATAGATATATTTACCAACATTTTTGTTATATTTTTGGAGTTGCATTGATTCAGTAGTTAAATAATTTGTTCCGAATATTTCATATGTTTCACTCACTTTATTATTATATTTTTTAACATATTCTCTTACATTATTATTCAGTTCTTTAGATAATAATTTATTGAATCTGGTCCAATATGGTCCGCCATAGGTTATTACCAAGTCTGTTGTATATTTGATATGCTTATTCAAACCTCGTGCAGTAACGCCATCATACCGACCATTAGATTTCTCAAATAAATTAATCATATCATTACACACTTCTATAGATATGGAATGTTGTTTTATATATAGTAAATCAATTATATTATTATCATTTTTAATAATATTCATTTTAATAATAACATATATATATATATTTATATACAATAATATATATTGTATATAATATGACATTTAGTTTTAAAGGAATTGATTTAAAAGAGATAATACAACCAGGAAATGTAAGCTTAGGTAATGATTATGTGTATAAAACTACAATACCAATACGTGGTACGAAGACTACTTATGATAATTCAAAACCACTGGAAACGAATTTTATGGTAGACAATATCGATCTTCTTTCTAATGTAGAAGCCAAACATAATATTGTATATAACTCATCAACTGTTGTCATACCTACAGGAGTTAAGTCTGTACGATATATTCTAAGAGGTGGTGGAGGAGGAGGTGGAGGCGGTGGAGGAGGTGCTCGCTCAAATTACGCTGGAGATTCATGGACAAATGGCGGAAATGGCGGAAAGGGCGGAAATGGTCAATATATATATGGTGATGCGGACGTTAGTGGTGGTAGCAATATTACTATTAGTATTGGTGACGGAGGTGCTGGTGGTAACGGTGGTGGTTCGGAAGAAAATAACTGGACCTCAGCTTCAAGTGGTAATGGTAATTCTGGTACTGAAGGTGGTTCCACTAAAATAAAAATAGGAGATGGTACAGAAATAATCGCGCGTGGAGGACCAGGAGGGGGATATGGTTCAGGTGTAAATACAAACCGTAATGATGCTGGTGGATCAACTGGACCTTCTGTTGGGCCTACCACGACATATGATAACAATATTAATGGGTCATGGGATAATAAATACTTTAGTAATAATGGTAATGGTGGAAGTGGTGGAAGTGGTGGAAGTGGTGGTGGTAATAACGGTAATGCTAGTGGGGGTATTTCTGGTAATCCTGGTACTAACGGTGGAGTACAAATTATTTGGCTATACGGTTAGTTACATATCAATGTCCAGAAACCCCACTAACAAATATCGTTTTCCTTTTGTAATGGGCAATCCACTATGTTTGATTTGGCTGCTATGTAAGAGCAGTTCTCCTTTATTTAAACGGCATATTAATCCATCGTCGAAATACGTTCCCCCACCTTCAAATTCGCTGGTATCGTTAAGTAAAATACTGAATGACATAAATGATCCATCACAATGCATTTCCAATTGATTTTGCGCATCAGCAGAATATTTAACAACAAATAAATCTTTAACATTAATAACCATTTTATCGTCAAGACCATAGGAGGCACTAACGCGACTAGTGATTGTTTTTAATGTTTCTAATATGAGTCCGAATATGGAAGGAATTTTATCGACAGGTAGGTCCGTAGTAGGATAACTTGTATGTCTATCTACCATCCATCCACCGTTATGCTTAGCATACCGTTCGCATTCTCCAATAATATAATTACACATATCACTTGAATATGTATTAGGATAAGTAAATCGCTGTAAGAATCGATTATATTTTAAAGCAATGGTTTTATCCATTATTGCTTTAAAATCGTCCATAATATCTCCATATTTATTTTTCAATTCTACATGTCTCTGCTTTTCTTTGATGGAATTGTCCAAAACAAATTTAAAGGTATTTACATTTTTGGTATTATTTTCGTCTTTATCTTTGTCTGTATTATCTAGGCGATATGTTTGAATGAGATTGGTAAATACGTGACAAGTATTTATTTTTTTATTGTATAAAATATCATTAAATAGATTGTAATTGATAACGTCATCCGATACATTGATAGAACCTATATTAGAATCGGTCGTAGCAGATATAGTAATCAGATTGACATCATTTTGAAACATAGCAGTCGCAGTAGCAGTACTAGCATCCGCATCAAGCGCATAATATTCAACACCAACCGGTTTTTTATTCCATAAATTAATCGCTATTATATAGCGATCATCTGACCTATTAGCATCAGTATCAGCATCAGCATCAGCATCAGCATCAGCATCAGCATCAGCATCAGCATCAGCATCAGCATCAGCATCAGCATCAGCATCAGCATCAGCATCAGCATCCGCATCTACTTCAGACAACGTTGTACTACCATGAAAAAAATGACCATCAAATGTGATTTGTTTATTGCGTACAGGTAAGGATAATACAATCTCTGTTTGCTCTTCAAATTCCTTGTATTTGTAACATTCCAAATCAACCTTGGTTATAATGGTAGGACTATTTGGAGCATCATTCAAATACGTCACACAAGATAACAAAGGATGTTCGTATTCCCCAGTTGTTTTTTTCAGTTTTTCATCACAATCCAAATGTAAAGTATGGGTGTCAAACTTTGACTTACACCAAAATTCAACAAAATGATTTTCCATGTCAGAAATATTCAATCTGGCAAAGTGAAACATAGCAATATCATACACGTATTTTTCAATTAGTGAATAGGACGATTTTGTCAAATCGAGCAACATTGTATCCGCTTGAATAAACTCACGATCAATATCTTGTCGAATCTTCTGGTCATATTGGTCATATTGATCACAATGGTCATCAATCTGTATATTCCATGTATTTACATGATTGATTGTATTTTTATCTCCTTCTATTTTATCGCCTTCTATTTTATCGCCTTCTATTTCATCATTTTGTCTAATAGTCATACTTTATACATCCATGACGAGTTCCGTTTATATTTTTATAAATATATTTATAAAAATATGTTCTCTATCTTTGAATTATAGTAGCAATCAACCGTATTCATTTATTTTCATTTCTTCAACTGCCCCTTCAAATCATCGACTTCTTGTTTCAGCGTTTTGACGGCTTCGATGAGATGACCAATAATCGCATTATAATCTACCGAATATTGCTCTTTATTATCAGTATTGACTGCTTCAGGAATGGACTCTTTTACTTCTTGGGCAATAACACCACTATGAAGTTTCTTCGTCTCATCCGCTTTCCAGTTATATTCGACACCACGAATGGCGCATATTTTTTCTAAAGAATTGGACAAATCGTGAATGTTTTCTTTCAAGCGCATATCTGATGTAGCATTGAATGTATCTGACTCGATTTTAGCGGTATGATCGCTATTATAGCATTTAATATTTCCATATACAGTCAATTTATCATTTTCTAGTATTGTTGCGTCTGTAGGAACAGCAATTCCTAATGAACCAGACAATGTTATATCTCCATTAGCGTTCAAATTATGAACCTCAATATCTACAGGATTAATATTTAAATCACCAGTATCACTACTTGTCGCAGCTGTTGTTCCGAAAAGGAATTTATCACTAGTTTCACCCCAACCCATAAAAACATTGGAAGCGTCTCCTCTATAGATTAATATACCTGAATCATGTACAGGAGTACCTGAGAATCCATTATTTAAACTAATAAGATTAGTAGAAACATCTAGATTTGTTGTACTTATAGTTGTCGTGCTGCCATTTACAGTAAAGTCACCATCAACTATCAAATCACCTAAGATGCGTTGTGTATTGGCTCCTGTATTACCTAAATTTGCTGTACCGAATGTATTGGAATTTGGAGCTGTTATAGTACCAGTAAAAGTAGAAGTACCTCTTAAGAACATGTTACCACTAACATCGAGAGTAGCACTAGGAGTTGTCGTTCCAATACCTACGTAACCTTCAACCGTATCAATATTTCCATTATAGAGAAAATTATCATTGCGAACCCATCCACCATTAGTACCTATAGCGTCTGTAACCCATTTCATCGTAACAAGTTGTAACCCCCCTGACGGATCAGTAATAGGCAATGATGGAGCTGGACCAAATACAGGGCCTAAAAAGGTTACTGTATCAGATACGCGCATTGTTCCACCAACATCCAATGTGAATTCAGGTTCATTTTTTCCAAGTTGAACTCCACTATTATTTTCCGTACCGCGGTCACCAATACCAATCTTGCCACGAGACAAAATATTACCATTACTATATACATGTCCACTGATATCCAAGACAAAACTTGGATCTATAGCTATAGTACCTAGTCCTATTCCGATCTTGTCTCCGATTTTGGCCATTCCATCAACAGTAATATCCTGCCCCACTGTAATATTACTATCAGTCGTGATTGACCCACCAGCCGTTATTGACCCACTCAAATCAAGATTACTACCCTCAATCATAAGATCTCCAGTGAGGTGAATATCCCCACAGACGTCTAGTGTATATTCTGGTGTTTTCGTTCCAATACCGACATTATAACCAATGTTAAAATTGTAAATACCATTACCATCTATTTCATTTTTCCATCCACCTTCTGCGGCATAATTTGTAGTAACCCATTCACATGTAGGAAATTCTTGACCACTAGCATCATTGTGGGGCGTTTTCCCATACACAACATCCTGAAACCTTCCAACACCATTTACATCTAATGAACTAGAAACGTACATAGTTCCACTGACATCTAATGTGTATTGAGGGTTAATATTATTATTTCCAATACCGACATTACCAGATTGAACAATCGCGAATCGAGTATTCGTGTCATTAACAGTCCGAAAATGAATGGGTTGAACAAAGGAATCAAAATAAGACGCACTCCCATTATTGCCGATGTGTATTTGATTGCCAGATTCACCAATATTAATACTTGAACTAGGTTGGTCTAATATGATGGATCCATTACTAGTAATATTATCACTGACATCTAATGGACCCTGGATACTGGTTTCACCTGAAATAATTACTGAACCATTGACATCTAAAGTAGCACTATTCGAAGTAACCATAGAAGTTTCTGATTTTCCGATACTAACCTTTCCTAAAAAGCTAGAATTACCACCAACGTCAAATGTATTTTGTCCATAGATTTCGCCGATGGAGACATTCTCTCCACTAATGGAAAAAATCAAATTCTCCATAGATGCGGTATTCACCAATCCATTAGAAATAGGTTCCTGATTATAAACTAGCATAGAAGGTATACGATGGTCACTATTCGTATCACCAAGAGCATTTTGAATGAAAATAGAAGCTTTCTGACTAGTATAATTTGATGTTGTAAAAATATCAATATGACTTACAGCACTATTATCATAAATAATGGTATTACATGAATCGACGATTCCTTTATTAAAATAAACAGTTTCATAAAAAATGGCGTTACTATTTACATTCATATCACCCGTAACATTCAAGGTTCCTCCAATCTGAGTATTATTTAAAAAAGTATTAGACATATCATATACATTACCATATTGTTCAATAGCAGTATTGCTAATACCTAGTTGTTGTGGTATAGTTAAAGTATTTGTTGCTTGTTTATTATTGCTTAAAATATTATTCATGGCTCTTCTATTAATACCTCCTTGTGATTTCCATCGATTAGAAGTATTTGACATTATATATAATTTATGTAGTTAATAAATTATATATTTATACAAAAATAGTTGTAAATATAATATCAACATAGACAAAATCAAAAGGAGTATTGTATGAAGTGAATATTTTCGAGATGTATATGTATCATAATATGCCTACATAATATGCCTACATAATATGCCTACATAATGTAGGTAATATATTATAAAAAATAAAATATTTAGAGTATATAATATTATGGGCTATGAAATAGAGATATCATATAATGTGAAAATACCCACTCATTATTTGACAAATGTAATAGCAAAGACGAAAGAACTAGCGGATACAAATTATTGTCAAAAGCACTTTCAATTTACACAATCAAAGAATCCGAATAATCATAATCATAGCCATAGTCATAGCCATAGTCAAAACTCAAATCATAAAAATGAAATACCGACGATTGTTTTTTGTTTTGAAAGTGAGAGATTGACAGAAATGACAACTTTTCTCAAGGAGGTGATTGCCAAATACAAAAAGAAAACACGTATAGAGTCGGTATATGACGTAGATGCGCGTAATATAATATACGCTTCTCCAAATTATGTAGATATATTAGAGACAAGTCATAAAGAAGATTATAATTATCGACGTCAAACACGTTCGTTTTCTGAAACAGATTATTTTATACTGAGAGATATCTTAAAAAAAAATTATTAATAAATAGTTTTCATAAAATCAGGTGTTACTGATTTATTACGATCATTGCGCTTGCTTATGTTTTTGCTTTTGCTTTTGCTTTTGCTTTTGCTCTTGCTTTTGCTTTTGCTTTTGCTTTTGCTTTTGCTTAGCGAATATTTTTTACTTCTGCTTCGAGAGTGATGTTTGCTTTTACTATCTTCTTTTGCCTTTTTTGTTCTGTTCGGTTTGACCGATGAATATTTTTTAACAATATTATTGGGAGATGATAGTTGTTTCAATTCTTCTACAATAATGGGGCGAATATCAATCTGATTTTCAGGTTGTGAATCATATTCTAAACGTTCGTGAATAGGTTTATGATAAGAAGGAACTTCAAATAGCTTCATGATGTCATCATTGTTTAATTTCACATAAACAGCTTCATTATTACGTTTAGCTTCTAAATCTAATTCGTTGCCATCATATACCATGTTCCATTTGGTGTTATCAACCAGATCGCCATTAATACTAGTTTGGTATTGTCCTTTATTTTGTATATAAGTTTCCATATACAATATTGAAATATTTTATTTATACAGTTGAATATTTAAGAATAATATAGTTATTTTTATATATATATATATGCGTGGAACAAATATTAACAAGTACGGAAAAATAGAAAAAAATCAAAAGGTGAAAGAGGGTGATTGTATATTTCCATTTAAATATCAGTGGAAAGAAAATAATGAATGTATCGATAGTGAAAAAGGAAAAATATGCGCAACATCAGTAACAGATCGTGGAACATTGAAAACCTATGGATATTGTAAAGAAGATGTGATTTCTGTATCAAATAATGCGACTAAAAATCGATCAAAGAGTCCTCTCAACACGCATTCCAAGAGTCGTTCCAAATCAAATGAAGGCCTAAAAAAAGGAACTAAAAAAAAGGCACTAGCTACGACATTAAAAAAGAGAAAATTAAAAATAGTGGATAAGTTTCCATCTAGAAGCAAGAGCAAGAGCGTAAGCAAGAGCGTAAGCAAGAGCGTAAGCAAGAGCGTAAGCAAGAGCGTAAGCAAGAGCAAGAGTAAGAGTAAGAGTATAAGCAAAAGTAAAAGCAAAGAAGAAATAAAGAATATAGATATAAAGGTATCGGCAACAAATAAATCAATGAATACAGAATTTATTGATATAATGGACGAATTGGCAGATATTATGACAAGACAAGGGGAGCCATTTAAAGCACGTGCTTATAAAAAAGCAGCAGAAACTATCATGTCTTTTCCTGAGGATATTACAGATGTCAAACAATTATCTGGACAACCAGGAATCGGTAAAACAATTATGGAAAAGTTGGAGGAATATAAAAAAACAGGCACGTTACGTGTGCTAGAAAGGGAACGTAAAAATCCAATGAATCTATTTACAAATATTTATGGAGTCGGACCTAAAAAAGCCAAGCAATTAATCGAAGATGGTATTACTACCATTGAGGAACTAAAAAACAATGAATCTAAATTAAATGATACACAGAAAATCGGATTACGATATTATGAGCCATTACAGAAACGTATTCCTAGAGACGAGATTGAAGAATTTAACAGGGAATTTGATAGAATTTTTAAAGAGAGCGCACCTGGAGGAAGCAAGTATGAAATAGTAGGTAGTTATCGAAGAGAAGCATCCAATTCAGGTGACATTGATGTTATCATAACCAATAATGAAAATAATATAAAAGCATTTGATTCATTTTTGGATAAACTGATAGCCGATAAAATAGTCACGGAAGTATTGACAAGAGGTAAAACAAAAAGCTTGACCATTGGACAATTGACATCATCTATCGGTTCCATTCCACGTAGAATCGATTTTCTATATACAAAACCAAGTGAATACGCATTTGCTACATTGTACTTTACAGGTTCCAAAGCGTTTAATACAGTCATGAGGCAAAGAGCATTGGACTTAGGATATACACTTAATGAACATGGTCTTTCAAAAATGGAATCAGGTAAAAAGGGAGAGAATGTGAATATATATTTTCCCAATGAACAATCAATATTTGAATTTCTAGGTATGAAATACAAAGAGCCAAAGGAGAGGGAGGGGTATAAATCGGTCGAATTATTGGATAAAATTACAATTAACAGCAAATCACCCAAGCCATCGGCAGACACGGCAGACAAGGCAGACAAAAAGAACGTAGTTTCCAAGCCGTCGGCAGACACGGCAGACAAGGCAGACAAAAAGAACGTAGTTTCCAAGCCGTCGGCAGACACGGCAGACAAGGCAGACAAAAAGAACGTAGTTTCCAAGCCGTCGGCAGACACGGCAGACAAGGCAGACAAAAAGAACGTAGTTACCAAGCCGTCGGCAGACACGGCAGACAAGGCAGACAAAAAGAACGTAGTTTCCAAGCCGTCGGCAGACACGGCAGACAAAAAGAACGTAGTTACCAAGCCGTCGGCAGACACGGCAGACAAAGACGACTATAAAAAACATATTACCATGTTCAAAGAAAATGGATTGGACGCATTAAAAATGTTGTCTGAAAAACAAATTGCTACTATAGTAGAAAAGGCACAAAATATATATCATAATGATTGCGAGAACTTGTTAATGACTGACAATCAGTTTGATATCATAAAAGAATATTTGGAGAAGAAGTATCCAACGAATAAGGTTCTTGAACAAATTGGCGCACCCAATCAAGATAAGAATAAGGTTATGTTACCTTATAATATGCCTTCTATGGACAAAATCAAACCAGATACAAATGCTCTTAGTAAATGGAAAGCAAAATATTCAGGACCCTATGTATTATCCGCAAAATTAGATGGTATCAGTGCAATGTATTCTACCGAACACAATGAACAAAAGCTATATACACGTGGTAATGGTACTGTCGGACAGGATATATCTCATTTAATCCCTTATTTAAGATTACCAAAAACAAAGGATATTACTATTCGCGGTGAATTAATCATAAAAAAAACATTGTTTGTTGAAAAATACCAATCGGAATTTTCAAATTCGCGTAATTTGGTGGCAGGTATTGTCAATCAGAAAAAAAAAGAATCGGAACGATTTAAAGATATCGACTTTGTCGCATATGAAGTTATTGTACCTTCTTTAAAACCTAGTGAGCAAATGAAGATGTTGGAAAAAGAGGATGTATATACGGTGATAAATGAATTAAAAGAGGATATAGACAACAACATGCTATCAGATATACTGGTTGAATGGCGAAAAAATTATCAATACACCATTGATGGTGTTATAGTAGTTGATGATAAAATATACAAACGTACTGATAAAAATCCGGAGCATGGATTTGCATTTAAGATGGTTCTATCTGACCAAGTTGCTGAAGCCAAAGTATTAAACGTATTGTGGGCACCTAGTAAAGACGGATACTTGAAACCTCGCATTCAAATAGAGCCGGTTGTTTTAGGTGGTGCGAAAATAGAATACGCTACTGCGTTTAATGCGGCATTTGTTGAAGACAATAAATTAGGTATCGGTGCTTTGGTGAAATTGGTGAGAAGTGGTGATGTCATTCCTCATATAATGGACGTAATTGAGCCAGCTGATAAGGCAAAGATGCCTGACGTCGCTTATACATGGAATGATACTCATGTGGATATTATTTTGGAAGATGCGGAACAAAATGAGACTGTCATTGAAAAAAATATTGTAGGATTTTTCAAAGGATTAGAAGTAGATGGTCTAGGTCCTGGTAATGTGAAGAAAATTATCGCAGCCGGATATACATCGGTCCCACAAATTATCGCCATGGGGGAAGATGATTTTTTGAAAGTAGATGGCTTTAAAAAGAAAATGGCAGAAAAAGTATATACATCCATACGTAATAAAATAGAAAAAGCGTCTTTGGTAAAATTAATGGCGGTATCGAATCTTTTTGGTCGCGGATTTGGTGAAAGACGTATTGAACCAATACTAATCAAGTATCCGGATATTGTAACTTCCACAATAAGCGAAGAGGAAAAAATAGCAAATATTAAATCGATTCATGGAATGGAAAAAAAGACCGCAGAGCGATTTGTTAAAAATATTCCCAAATTTCTAGAATTTATTAAAGTTGCCAAATTAGAGGATAAATTAAATGAGACAATGTTAGGACTACAGCAACAACAACCGATTGATGAAAGCAATCCTCTCTATGAAAAATCTATTGTTATTACCGGTTTCCGCAATAAAGAATTGAGTGAAGAACTGAAAAATCTTGGTGCTAGAGAATCCAGTGCGGTTAGCAAAAATACATTTGCGGTAATAGTCAAGGACAAAGATGAAGAGACAGGAAAAATAGAAGCGGCCAAACAGAAGAATATACCTATTTACACTGTGACGGAATTCAAGGATAAATTCAATCTATCATTTACTGTTTAATTTATATTCGCATAATTGTTGCCTTCATAAATGAAACAAACAGTTTATCACATAAATAATAATTACCTATTTATGTAGTAATTAGATTATGAAATCAATATAAAAACATTTATCTTTGTATATGTATATAATGCAGTTATTTACAATTGTAGCTACTTTATGCCTAACTTCTATGGCAACCGCTTTTAATGCCACTGAGCATCATTGGTCAAATTTCCAAAAGTTCATTACGCGTTTCGACAAGTCTTATTCTAACTTGGTCGAGTTTGAGAAGAGATTTGAAGTATTCAAAGCAAATATGGAGTATATTCATGAGCATAACTCACAAGATCATTCCTACAAATTAGGAGTTACTCCTTTTGCTGATTTAACTGAGGATGAATTTGCTCGTTTCAATGGAATTCGCACCGAAGGACCTTTTTCTACTGGTTGCGACAAGTTCAAATCAACTACTACAGACGTTCCTTCTAGTTATGATTGGCGTGATCATGGAGCAGTGACTCCTGTGAAGAATCAAGGACAATGTGGTTCTTGTTGGTCATTTAGCGCAACTGGAGCCATGGAAGGAGCTTGGGCCATTTCCAAGGGTTCTCTTGTCAGTCTTTCTGAGCAGCAATTGGTTGATTGTTCCAAGTCTTATGGGAATCACGGATGTAACGGTGGTTTAATGGACAATGCTTTTCAATATGCTAAGGATAATGGTATGTGTTTGGAGACTGCGTACCCTTATACTGCTCAGGGTGGTGATTGTCAAAAATGTGAGCCAGTCGTAACTATTTCTGGATGTGTTGATGTCACTAAGAACAATCAAGTTAATTTGAAAGAGGCAGTTTCACGCGGTCCTGTTTCGATTGCGATTGAGGCAGACACAAAGGCTTTCCAACTTTACACCAGTGGTGTCTTAACTGGTGACGCGTGTGGTACCAAGTTGGATCACGGTGTTCTTATTGTGGGATATGGTGAGGAGTCTGGAACAGAATACTGGACAGTAAAGAATAGCTGGGGTCCAACCTGGGGAGATGCTGGTTATATTAAGATTGCGCGAAGTGATAGCACCAATGATCCTGGTGTGTGCGGAATTGCTATGCAACCATCTTACCCTATTGTCTAAACATATACAAATTATATGAACATAATCAACACTATGTGATTTAATTATAATTATTACTATTTCTAATAACTATAATTATTCAGTCGAACGACTAGTTTTTATATCTATTTTATTTCTTTCTACGTGTTTTTGATGAATTTTTCTTGTGGTGTGTTTTTCTGACATGCTTTTTTCTATGAGTCTTTTTACGCATCGTGTGTCTGCGTGTTTTTCTTCCTCCCTTTTTAGAACTATTGTTGCCACTAACTGCGGATTTGGCTTTAACTTTAATAATCGGTTTGCTTAAATCTATTTTGGGCATCATCCCATTAGATGGCGTGGCGGCTTTATGTTTTATAGTGAATGAAAATCCAGAAGGATTTATCGTCTTTGAGGAAGTGTTGCTACGTTTGCTTATTATAACATAATACAAGAAAAAAGGATTCTTTCCCTTTTATTTTATTGCTTATTAAATTACAAACCTAAAACTATCTAACTATCTATCTAACTATCTACTTCTTCTCCATCTTCGATAATGTTATTATTCTCCTTGGCATATGTAGCACTACGCGGCTCATCTGATTGTGTAGTATTGCGAGGAACCTGAATCTTCTTGCGAGGATGGGGGCGTTGCCCAGGATTGCGTGTTCCATATGCTACCTGTGGGGGGACCATCTTGAGTGTATGTACTGGTGAATTGTTACAATTAGGAATACTATTGTATTGAGGACATCCCCATTGTAAGGATGGGCCATATGTGGTCATGACCCAAACCGGAACCATATTCGCCATTAGATATTCATAGGGAGGGGGGGGCGGAGGATTCGTGGGAACATATAGATTCGCAACTCCATTCAACATATTATGTTGCTCTTCTTCTTCATCCGTTGTATTCTTTTCTGTATTCTTTTGTTCAAAAGGCAAGACTAGCCAAAACCACGGACCGTCGTATTGTAGAACGGCCTTCTTTTCAGGGTCTTCCACCTCTTGGCGAAACTTGTTCGCTTCGCTCGTGTTATAAATCATGGCGAAATGAACAAACGCCATATTGTATGCTTTACCATTAACACTCGTCTTGGGTACCAAATCAACATACTCCACACTACCAATGTTTAGATTGTGGAATATATTGCTGATTCTCTCCTGAGTGATATTGGAGAAGACTCTTGGAATGAAAACGGCATATGATGACATGATTACTTGAGTTGTTATTAGCTTTTGCTATTACTTGTTAGAGTATATTAAATGCTTATTTCTAGAGTTTCACTTCAATTTTTTTTTTTCGTTTTTTCATTGTTCATTGTTCAATATTTTCATATACCGAAAAAAATGTGTAAAAATAAAAACATATGAATACTATATTAGGTACATAGACAAATACTATATCTAAATTTCCAACTCTGTAATGGTTTTAAAGTTTTCTTTAAATTCATTATAAATCCGGTTTCTAATACGCACAATCTTTTTATCGGTAGGTATATTTACACAAAGTAATTTCATGAAATTATCAGAATATTCTATTTGAAAATGTTCGTCGCGTAATTTACTCTCATTTTCTGTTTTATATACATCAAAAGTAACTAGCATCTTATTATAAATAACATTGTATATCTTATTAAAATCATCTGATTTACACTCTTTCCACTCGCCATCAAATACATAAATAATGTTTTTCTTTTGCTCAAAACATTTGAAAGTCTCTCTAATCTGTTCATTCTCAAAATAACTATTTATTATCTCGACAGTACCCTCGATGAATCCATTCTTAAAAATCAGTTCCAAATCAGACACGGTAATACCCATGTTTTCTATGTAATAATATAAACTATGATGTTTCGGCTGTGATTTATCTTCTTTACCAGACTTAGGCTGATCTTGTTCATTTAACCAAGTAAGAACGTCGATTTTTTTATTCTTATTGCGAACATGTTGTTTCATATTTTCTAATTCGCTTTGTACAGAATTATATTTTTCAGTCAGGATTGTAATCATTTCATACAATTGTTTTGTATCAGGTATTCTCTCCCCAACCGCTTCATTTTTCCTTTGACAAGTAAATATATGCTTTTCATAACATCCACTACGTTTAAATATCTTGAAACAGCAAGGACAATTCGTGATATGTTTGGATGTCATTTATTAGATTAAATTCTATCCGGTTATTTTAGATAGTGTTATTATTATTTGAATATTATCAGTCAATTTTATTATAATTATAGTATATAATTATGACAATAGGAGATTGTAGTTGTAATGGTGGAATAATATATGATATAGTTCAATGTAAGGGATGTAGCAATTCTAACTGTGGATATTGTGATAAGACAGGTTCCTATGTAATAGCTGAACAAAAAAGAATATGGAATACAGTACGTGTTCCAGCTTCAGAATATGCTATGAATAAGGGGGCACTTACCGTAGCGTATCAAAACTCAACCCCTGTATATGGAGTAAATTGGAATCAAATGAGTGATCGTGCTTTAGCTGCGAATTCACAAGTAGCGCGAATAACTGTTGTTCCATCACACGGCAATTCAACAAAGCGTTCTTTAACGCGTGATAGACCTGGTTCGCAAGCACCAGGAGGTAAAGGAGTCGATATCAAGCATGGTAGTTATGCCAGATATTTAGCTCGATTAAAAGGTAAAGGACCATTAAGAACGCAAAATGATACCAACTTGACACCTATTCAAGGAAACAAGACCAAGTCATATGGCATTGTCAATTCAAGGTCTTGTCTTTGTTTTACATAGAATTCCAGTTATAATGGGCAAAATTCAGTTATAATAGGTAAAATGAATATATTTACGTATTATATAATGTCCCAAAGAATTGATATGAGACTATTTAATCAGCAGCATCATAAACGACACATCACATCTAATCTGGCGATAAGAACACCAATAAATGTACCTACAAATGCAATTCCTAGAGTACAGCCTCAATATCCATCTTTAAATCGAACCACAATCAATGGTAATATGAATGGCGTGTTTGCTGCGAGAGGCAGACGATGTGGCTGAGGCGGAGCTAGACGGTAATAGAATAATATTATTCATAACATATTTTACTATTATCAAAACATCATGTAGTTGAGCCGACAAATCCATTTTATTAAGAAGCAATATCGTATTATTGAAATATAGAATACGATGGAATGACGAAATGACTGCGTTTATATTCATTCATATAGAATGAAGAGTGAATGACATTATTTCTGATAAATGCTTTGTCATAAAATTAAAATAGATGAAATGTATATATGGGACAATTTGTTATTGGTAGCGGATGTTGTAAAGGAGCATCTACTATTTTTTTACAGAGTGTGCCAATGACATTCATCAAGAGCAACAATTGGTATTATAAGCCACATACTGCCACTGGTCGTGTAGGGGCATCATGTCAAGCAGGTAACTTGAGAGCTGTGAAACGAAGAACATGAAGAGGTATATGAGTGGAAATTATAATAAAAATAAAAATCATATAAAATTATTTGTAATTATTTTATATGACACATGAAATAGATTATATATTGAAACTATTAATTATTGGAGACGCCAATGTAGGTAAAACCACATATTTTAACAAAATACAAAACAATACTGCGTACTTTTCCGGTTCTACGATTGGTGTAGATTTTACCAAGATGTATTATACGATTCGTGATAAACATGTCAATGTAATTATATGGGATACAGCCGGACAAGAACGATTTCAATCTGTTGTCAGGTCTTATTTTAGAGATACGTGTGGAGCCGTATTAATGTTTGATATTTCAAATCCACTCACATGGCAAAGAATTGAATATTGGTTGAAAACATTGCTGCATGATCAAAAATGCTCACATGAACATCCTATATTACTACTGGGCAATAAATCTGATTTACCTAATCTTATAGATTCGAATGAAATACAACGAGTTGTCAAAGAATATAACTTGATATACAGAGAGATATCCTGTAAAATTAACGAGCAATCATATTTAGAAGAAATATTTACTTCTTTTATTGGTAAAATATTAGATAGTGACCATATAGAAGATTGTTATGGAATAAAAATGACCACTGATAAGAGTCATCATTTTACGTTAAACGACAAACATAACTATACAGCATATAAAAGAGAAGTTTGCTGTAACATAGTTTAGTCATATTCTGATATAAAAATAAACTTGTAAATTTATATATATGGACTCTTTCCTTTTAAATATCAATGAGTATAGTGACAAAGAATTGGAAGATATATTATCACTATCTTATCCATATGAACAAGATGATATACTTTCTAAAAAAAATGAGTTGTATGTTAAATTAGTAAATGATGATTCCGTTACGAATGACATGAAGGCAAAAATTACTAGTTTTTTAGATACAGCTTCGTTCCGTCTATCCAAAATAATCTCAAATGGTATTGAATTAAGCCGAACCAAAGCAGATACATTCCGAGAATTAAAAAATACAGTGAGTGAAGTGAATGATCATTTTATCATCAAACAAGAACGTGATATAAAAGAGGCATATTCTGCGAAACCGTCAGATGGTTTAAATATTGGTAGTATAGGTGGTGCCCCTCCTGGTATCATAAATCCAATTAATTATAGAACGATAAAGCGTGCTGTAAATATCGATTCGCGATTTAGACCAAATTATTACAATACTTCATCTGCCGATCAGCAAATCACTTTACCCTATAAATTTGAAAAGGTCATTAATATGCGTTTAGCATCGATTGAATTACCATTGACTTATTATGCTATTAGCGAATCATTGGGTAATAACGCATTTGTTGTGAATTGGGACAATTCAGGTGGTGAGTTTCAAAATAGTGTTTTAGTCAAAATCCCAGATGGAAATTATCAAACATATAATACGAATATTCCAAATGGTAGTGGCGGTTCTGAAATAGAATCCATTATGAATGCCGCGTTATTGTCATCAGTCGCTATTACACCGACAAACACACCTTACAATGGTATAACTATTCAATCAGATGCTTCTTTTAACTTGCGATATACCGTTGATTCTACCAGTGGAAAAAGCGTGTTTGCGTTAGATGTATCTGGTATAGACGCTACTTCATTAAACAATTTAATTAGTTCTAGTGCATTAGAATATCAAATTGTATTTGGAGTCGATAGTAATGGAGCAACTATAATGAATCAGCCATTGCCCTTCTTTTTAGGTTGGCAACTTGGATATAGAATGAATATGTACGATAGTGGTCCAGGTACAGTAGTAGGAAGTAACATTATATTGCCATCTGCCATTGTTTCAGAGGGTCTCTTTTTTATAAAAGGACCACAATATATATTTATAGCGATTGATGACTATAATAATAACGTGAATAATTACTACGTCTCTGCGTATAGTGACTCTATAAACAATCGAAATATATTGGCTAGAATAAATTTATCGAATAATGGTAATACAAAAGGTGTTTATCAAACAACTGAAACAGATGGGTTCTCTTCGCAGATTAATAGAAGTAGAACTTATTTTGGACCAGTTAATATAGAAAAAATGAGAATCACACTCTATGACGAGTACGGTAGAATCATCAATTTAAATAATATGGATTGGTCGTGTTCTCTTATGTTTGAGTGTATGTATTCTTAGGTATTTGACGATTCGGTTTTACGAAACAAACAAATACTATCCTAGTAATATTTTACTTCAATTATTTAGCGAACGAAAATATCAAAAATATACATAATGTTATATTTATAACAATATTTATAACAATATTTATAACAATATTTATAACAATATTTATAACAATATTTATAACAATATTTATATTATAATATAATATAAATATTATAATATGGACGCTAGTTCGATTTACTTATTTATCAAATGGTTATTTCTTAGTATTTTAGTGTTTCTATTCTTTTATATATTTGGTTGGGCAGGACTTATCCTAATTATTGGAATTCTTATGGTACTTTCCGGTATGTATGTCATGGTGGATTCATGATATCATGGATTGAAAATATTATTTTACAAACTGATTTAAATAGATAACGTGTATCATTTTATATAATGACTAGTGGTCTTACATTACAAACAGATAGAGAAATTCGATATGAACAAAGATGTCAAAGAAAAAGAATAGAACAACAGAAGGTAGATAGAGCGACTCGCCTTGAAAACAGAGAAAATAATAAACAGTATGGGTTTGAAAATAAGTCTGAAATAGCAGAAGAAGTAAGTAAGGAGATTTTTATGCTATCTCAAAGGAGACGAACTAGTAGATCTCGCTGTTCAAATTTTATTTCTTTTTTTTCTTAGTTTTTTTTCTTTTTAGGTATCGAGGAATTCATCTTTTCTACTTGAATATCTTTGTTTCGTTGTTGTTCTTTTGTAGAATTGCCTAATCGCGCTTGTTGTATATTTTTTAAATGGTTTTCTTGGCATTGTTCTTGAATACGTACATGCTTCGCACTATGATTCCCATATAATTCACGATTGCGACGCTCCTTGTCTTTGCCTGTTTTGCGCTTTGTAAATTGGTAATCCATTATATTGTATATATATAATTATGTTTGAATAAAATAACTCTTAATGAATTACTTCAATTTTTTAAGTTATAAAAAAAATTGAAGTTCGAATACTTTTTCTTATATTTATAACAAACTTATATAGTTACCCCAGTATTTCAAAAATGTCAGTCTTTTCCGTATGTATCCCACGCATTTTCCATAATATTCCTAATAAAAAAATTGTGGGAGCGTTCGAAAGATTGGGTATGGGTAAGGTAAAAAATATGGATATTGTCTGGAAGACTGGAAGAGATGGTAGCTCCTATAAAATGGCATTTATCCATTTCAGTGAATGGAATATGTCTAAGGCGTCATCTAGACTCTTTAGAGAACAAATTGAAGATCCGAATGTAACCGCCAAGTTGGTGTATGATGATCCATGGCATTGGTTAGTTTTGCCAAATAATTCAACTACTGTCGTCAATAGTTATAAAAATAGGGTAGAACAGTTTATACCTGATACGGTTAATGGCGTCAGTCAATGGATTCAAGAGCGTCTTTCCATTTTGGAAGATGAGCTAAATTGCGTTTATGAAGAACTTTATCAGCGCGAGTATATTCCAGTCAAATACAGAAGTGAATGTGAATGGGATCAAGACATTGAAACTGGTAGCATTAATAATGTTTATACAGAAAATAGGTCGCCAATGACTATTGATGAACTAGATTGTTCTGTTGTCACGATTGGTGATATGTCAGATGACCATTCATCCTGTAGCGATGATGATCAATTACACAAACGACCAAAATATGCCAAAGTATATCCACATGATGACGCCTTTACGAGTTATTCTAGTGAATTAGAAGATGATCTATATTACAATAGAATGGATTACTCTAACAACCACGGCGCTAACAATACTGACATGGCTTTAAATGAACACAATCACAAGCGATGGATGACGGCGAACTACTGTGGAAACAATTAAATAGCAAAATTGCGCATTACATTACACAAAAATTTATCGAATCACATAAAAAATTGCGCATTACAAAACTCTAAAATGACAAAAATAAAAAATATAGCAATATAATAATACTATAATGGGAGGTGGAGGAATTCTACCTGTCGCAATAAAAAATGGCCAAGTCCATTTTTTATTTGGAAAAGAAAATGAATTAGATGATACTCCTGGGTGGGCTGATTTCGGTGGTGGTGCCGAGGATGGAGAATCTTCTTTTGATACGGCTCTCAGAGAAGGTTCTGAAGAAATCAATGGGTTTTTAGGTTCAGCAGAACAATTAAGAAAGGAAGTAAAAAAACATAAAATATCTACCATACCATTCAAAACATACACTACCTATATTTACATGATAGATTATGATGCTAAATTACCATTTTACTATAAAAACAATTACGAGTTTTTCTCACGTTATTTGCCTCATGTAAAGCATAAAAGAGACAATGGGCTCTTGGAAAAATCGAAAATCAGATGGTTTTCTTATGATGAATTGAAAAAAGAAAGGAAGAATTTCCGTAGTTTTTATCAAAATATTGTTGATTTAATTTTGAAACAAGAAAAGAATATTACCGAGAAGATGTTAAGAAAGGAAGCAAAGCTTCAAACTAAATACAAAAATAAGAAACATAGAGAACGAAAAAGCAAAACACGTAAAAATAAAAGGGTGAGATGAAAATACGCGATAAAACATCAGATAAATAAAATGATTACATATTAATATACATGTCTCTTTTAAACATTGATATTAATCATACCAATTTAGTAGAAAAATTTCCAGAATATGTAAAGTATGACAGTGAATTAAAAAATAAATACGGCGAAGTACACACATCGTATCGTTTTATATCCCAAATGTTATCATCCATACCAATTGAATGTGTTAAAAATAAAGACTGTAAATGGTTAGATACTGGTGCTGGCAGAGGTAATTTTAGTTTTTGTTTATTTGTTATATTGTTTAATTCTCTCGACGATATCATTCATGATCCTGATGAAAGAAAAGACCATATCATCAATAATATGATTTATATGGTTGAAATAAATGAAACCAATGTACAATCTCTTAGAGAGAAATTCGGCGAAACAGCAAATATATTTCACGAAGATTATCTTCAATGGACCCCGAATTTACAGTTTGATTTTATCATAGGAAATCCACCCTATAACTGCGGTGGAGTGAAAAAGGTACCTACCAATTCAATTGCTGAAAAAAAGGAAGATGGAAAAACAGTTTGGCCTGACTTTCTAAGAAGGAACATTTCTCTCTTGAAAGAAGGAGGAATGATGAATGTTATTATTCCTTCCATATGGATGAAACCAGACAAGGCAGGCATGTATGAGTTGCTATTGAAATATAAAATAGAAAAGCTACATGCGTGGAATGCGAGTACAGTAATGAAGATATTCAATTATCAAGTTCAAACACCATTGTGCGATTTTTTATTGATAAAAAGTGAAAACCAAGGAACAATAGAATTATACGATAACCAAAAAAAAGAATATGTTGATTTTAAACTAAAAGAAAACATACCGATACCTTTGTGTTTTGTTTCCATAGTAAATAAATTTTTGGTGTTAAGAGAGAAATACGGTAAATTAAAAATAAATAAATCCAATATGCCCCAAAAAGGAACTGTATTAAAGGACATTTTCTCTCTCACTCATCCATTTCAAAATGTTCATACTACAATTATTAACAAGGAAACAAACAAACCTCAGCTACAGTTCAAGTACAGCGACGACGAGCAACCCTTTTTCGGAGAACCGAAAATAATCATGGCACATAAGATGTATGGGTTTCCATATGTAGATAAAACAGGAGACTATGGCATTTCTTCGAGAGATAATTATATAATTAAAAATAAATCTGTAAAAGAATTGGAATTAATAAAGGAATTTCTCTCTACTACTTTGATTTTATTCTTGTTTGAGACAACCAGATATCGAATGCGCTATTTGGAAAAGTATGTATTTGAGTATATCCCTGATTTTTCAAAAATACCAGATGCGGTCGAAATGTATAATAGTGGAAACATCGATGTATATAAATTAATTGGACTAACAGAAGAAGAAAAAGAATACGTAGAGAGATATTACAAAAAGAAATACACATTTTTCGAGTAAATATAGAAGCATTAAGCGGCTTATTTTATTTATATTAAAAATAAAATAAACATAAATCGATATAATTCACGATAATGAAAGTGAAAGATTTGACATTATTATTCATTGCCGGAGGAAAATCGTCTAGGTTTGGGGGAGAACCCAAGATGCTGAGTAAAATAGGACCTAAGGAGGAAACGCTATTTGAAATGTCTATAGGTCAAATGATGAATCATATTCATATTGTCCAAATTCATGTTGTCGTCAATAAAGATAACATGGAGAAAATCATGGATGAAGTAAAGAGAGTGAATCAAAAGCACGAAATATGTAAGAATATTACTTATAATATCCAAGAGATTCCAGAGTTTCGCACAAAACCATGGGGTACTGCGGATGCAGTATCTTCAGCCAAAGGACATATTCATACACCCTTTTTACTCTTGAACAGTGACGATTTATACGACAGCAAAACATTTGAACTCATTGGCGAGCAATGCGATCTATCCAAGAATTACATTATTGGTTTTACATTAGGTTCAACCTTGTCAGGCAATCAAAAAGCAAATCGCGGCTTTATATCTACCAATCAAGACGGAAAGGTCATTGAATTACAAGAAAAGTTAAATATTGAAAGAGATTATTACAGCAAATATAGGCTAGAAAACCAATATGTTAGTGTAAATTTATTATTACTCCAGCCAACTGTTCTATCATATATGGATCATGAATTAAATGATTTTAAAGAGAGACATCAAGGACAAGAAAATGTCGAAGCATTATTACCTAATTTTTTAAATTCTCTCATGAAGCAAGATATTCTGTCTATGGAGTTATTCAAAACATCTGGTCAGTGGAATGGAGTAACTTATAAAGATGATGTTCAATCAGTGAGGGAAGCCTTTCTATCGCCTAGAAAAGAGAACTAAGAAAAAGGCACTACCTAGATTCAAGTAAAAATACGACAAAGTAAATCTAAGGATAAATATAAATACAAACTCAATGAATACATTTTTTAACATGGAATATAGGAAAAAATATAGGAAGCAGATAGTTACTTATTTATATGAGAAAATAATAGATACAGCCTATCCTCCAAATATAGCCGCATTCGTCATCAAAACATTTCATTTCGTGATACCCTATATAGTGTATATTATCTGCTTGTTTGCTCCCATATGGCTAGGTATATTTGCTTTAGTGATATCTCTCTTATTTTGGGGTTTATTCCTATATCTGAATGGTTGTTTTCTATCCAATCTAGAATATAAATTGGATAGCGAACGGTTCATTAATATCATTGATCCTTATTTAGTAATGTTTGGTTATCCGATGAACGACGAAAATCGATACAATGGCACAAGTTATCTTGTTTATTTATATTTTGCTATTGTTTTTTCTATATTATATATTCGACTCAAACTACGATGAACAGAGAGATTTTATAAAAAATTGAAAATAAAAAACGATAAGAATTGGTCAGAATACAAGAATATTAACCAAATTATTTAATCAAACATTCGCTATCATCAAATATATGTCCAATAAATTCGTCGCGACAACACGTTTCAATAATGATACATACGAACAAAACAGCCGGTATAAATCAAGAATCGGTCATACAGGTTGCTTATATGGAACGCCGATAAAAATTAAGGAAAAAATACCTTTAGAAAGTCATGTTTATGTCATTGAAATGAACAATTCCATAAACAAAATAGAAGGCATTGGTCTATTCGTAAATCGAAATGTACTTGATAAGAATTACCGAATATATTCTGACATGGATTACAACCGATATATTTACAAGGGTTCCAAGCATTTGACCATCGACAAAATAACAGATGAATATAGCAAACGTGTCATTTTCGTCCTTGAACAATTATTATTTAAAGGAGCCAGACATTGTAAGCGCGCTCAAGGAATTACAGCTTTACCTGATTGGATTACTCATAACAAATTTGGTTTCGACTTTGTGTCATGTCTGAATAAAATAGTTAATAAATACACATAATAAAATATACATAATAAAAACTAATTATTCATTATATATAAGTATAAGAATGTCCGCCTCAGATATGGATTTAAACATTGAAAATTATAGTCAAGCGGATTTATTGTCGCTACTTAATTTATCTGATGATCAGGAGATTACTTATGATGATATTATAGATGCGACTAGTCCTTTAATACATCGTTATACCAGTGACAATAATTACGACTTGGCTAATTTTTTTCAACAAGCACAAAATCAATTATTGGAAGATATTGATTATGAAGACCCTGAAAATATTCAACATCAGGACACGTCTCAGATAGGCAATTTATGGCAAAATCAAAATATATCCCAACAAAATACCGATTCCAATCAAGCTGATAAAACGACGGAGCGAAAGCAACGAGTACAGATTTTCAATCAAGACGGACATTTTATTATGAATCGAGACCAATTGGGTGTGAGTAACAACTATCAAGTACCAGTCGCTCAAGGACAACTCAATCCAAATTTGAAAAACACGACTACGCGATTGATTAATATTGACAGTCAATATAGAGAGAACATTTTCCCATTCCACCCTGATCCGGATAGCCCATCTTCGCCAACCAATTTTACTCTTGATTTGAGTGATCCTATTCATAACGCAATTAATATTAAAGTCACTTCGTACCAAATTCCGTATTCATGGTATCTTATAGATGCCGCATGGCGCAGCAATAGCTGTTTTTTTGTTGATGGTAGTGCCGTTTCTATTGCGTCTGGCAATTATTCACAGGACGAATTGATCCAGGCGATTCAGTTGAGTATGACTACTTCTTTACCAACGGACATATCAAATGTTGATATTTCATATAGTTTTGTAAGCGGAAAAACCACCATTACAAACAACAATACTACTCCTATCACCATTACCTTTTACGATCCTACCGGACAATTAGTATGTAATCTAAACTATAAAACAACGCCGAAATTTAACAATAATTTAGGATGGGTACTCGGATTCAGAGGCAATACGAATACGAATATATTGACTGACGACCCATTATATGGACAAATGATATATACCCTAGATGCGTCAGGTGGGTCTATAGAATCGGAAGCATTCATGGACGTCATTGGACCCAAATATTTCTTGTTAATCCTAGACGATTTTCAACAAAATCATTTGAACAAGGGACTCGTAGGGATTACGCCGACACAAAAAGCAGTTGAGATACCGTCTTACTGGAATGCTGATTTGGCCATTTCCGCCAATGGTTGCGCGACGACGACGAGTGGATCAAGTAAAAAAATACCTACTTATGTTCAGAATGCGCCTAGACGTTTGACACAGGCACAATTATTCACACTCAATTCGACGACACAATCGCGTTCTCAAACGCAACACAATCGTTTAACATCGCCTACTAATACGAATGTACTGGCGCATATTCCATTAAAGGGAATCAATAATCTCGAACCTGGAAAAGTACTGATTGATGATTTTAATCTAGACGACGCCGAACGCGTTTATTTCGGACCAGTCGATTTGGAAAGAATGCGCGTTCGCCTAGTCGATGACCAAGGATATACTGTCAATTTAAACGGCAACAATTGGTCCTTTACCATGTCCGCCACATCTTTGTATCAGTATTAAAAACAACCTATTAAACCCACCAATCGTATAGTTATATAAATAATAATGTTACATGAATAAAACATTATTATTGTCATGATTTACATGTAGTGTTATTTGTTATCTATTTACATTAGGCAAGATTTTGTGCGTTGTGCGTGTAGAGGAGGAGTCATTGATGTTCTACATTCTTTCTTGGGCCTACTGCGGTATCATAGTATTGACAGTCGCTCCATAGAAGCTAACGTTTTCAGCAGGAGAGGTTATACCTAATTGACCATTTGCTATATAAACAGTGGTCAAATTTGTCGTACCTTGGAACGCACCTTGCCCAATGCTGGTAACACTTGATGGAATGGTTATCGAGGTCAAACTTGACGCACTTTGGAACGCACCTGAGCCAATGCTGGTTAATTGCGAACCGGAAGCAAACGTTACAGAAACCAAAGCTGTCGCACCTTGGAACGCATTTAATCCAATGCTGGTAACACTTGATGGAATGCTTACTGAGGTCAAACTTGACGCACCTTGAAACGCATAATCTCCAATGTCAGTAACACTTGCTGGTATTTCATAGCTTGTTCTTGTGTTACTTATTGGATATTGGATCAAGTTGGTTCCATCAATATTAAATAACACGCCAGAAATATCTTTGTAATTTTGATTTGGTTGATTTACTGTAATAGAGGTCAAACTTGATGTTTGTAAGAACACATTTGAGCCAATGCTGGTAACACTTGCTGGAATGGTTATCGAGGTCAAACTTGACGCAACATAGAACGCATAATCTCCAATGCTGGTAACACTTGTTGGAATGTTTATCTCGGTTAATTTTGACGCACCTTGGAACGCTCTTGAGCCAATGCTGGTAACACTTGCTGGAATTTCATAGGTTGTTCTAGTGTTACCAACCGGATATTGAATTAATGTTGTTCCATCAATATTAAATAACACACCAGAAATATCTTTGTAATTTTGATTTGGTTGATTTACTGTAATAGAGGTCAAACTTGACGCTTGTAAGAACACATTTGAGCCAATGCTGGTAACAGTTGCTGGAATGGTTATCTCGGTCAAACTTGATGCGTTAAAGAACGCATATGAGCCAATGCTGGTTAATTGCGAACCGGAAGCAAAGGTTACATAGACCAAAGCTGTCGCATAAGCGAACACATAATCTCCAATGCTGGTAACAGTTGCTGGAATGGTTATCTCGGTCAAACTTGACGCACCTTGAAACGCATATTGCCCAATGCTGGTTAATTGCGAACCGGAAGCAAACGTTACAGAGACCAAAGCTGTCGCATAAGCGAACGCATTTTCTCCAATGGTGGTCACATTTGAACCAATATAAACACGATTTAATGAGACATCCTTGTCATAAGAATCTGATGTTATGCTAACATCCAATAATGTGTTAGTGGTATTATTACTATAATAAAAAATAGTTTGTGAAACTAGGTTATCAACATTAGTAACATTAACCCAATAAGCTTTATATTTTGTTAATGACGGATTATTGTTATTACCGACATTTATGGGTGACCAATTATTATTTCCTAATTGAGTTCCATTTTGGATAGGAACACCGCTTAATTCGTATATGTATTGATATACTGTACAGTTTTCTAAACCCCATTTGAATTTTAAATCATTCCAAGAAGCATTAGTATCGGTAGAAAATAAATACCATCCTATAGTTGTAACTGTCATTTATAGTATATCTAATCATAAAATTATTATATCATTACCCTAATTACCCTAATTACTCTAATTACATGTGTTGTTCTAAATAATATGATAATGGGTGTAAATTATTATATATTTGCCTAGTCGATGATCAATGATATACTGTCGATTTAAACGGTAACAATTGGTCATTTACCATGTCCGACGTGTCTTTATATCAGTATTAAATCTCCCATGATGTATAACCCCATGATTAAAATATGTGTATATATTATAAAAATGACAAAAGAACATCGCCGATCAGAGAGAATTGGATTAGAAATAATAGACTATAATAACCATATAGAAAGATTACATAAAATGAAACCAACATTCGATACACATACTTCATTGAAATTACCAAAACTAATAAAACATAGTAATCACTCAAGAATAATTGAAATTGAAAAACAAAATATTAATTTATTAGAACGAATTGCTGTTTCCATACAATCAAGTCATATCAATAATAAACTACCTAAACAAGTGACTGAATATTCAAATTTTCAAAAAAAAATCAAACGAGACCATCATGTCAGTAATCTCAAAAAAATACAAGAAAACAATAAGAGACTTTTACAACGGATTCAAGAAATAAAACCTATAATTACTCGTCGCCAGTTAGAATATGATTATATCAAGTCCAGAGAGAAAATGAAACTATTATGTCTTTACCCAGAGTATTTACCTAATAAAAATCCGGCGTTTGAAATATTAAACGTTTGAAATGTTACACCTTTGGACATTTAAAACGCCGATTTTTTTTCTAAATTTGTGCGAAGAATATGGTAATGGAAAATCCAAGACCATACAAAACAGGTGTAATTCTTAATTTTACACCTTTTTACATTTACTATGCTTCGCTGAAATGCCTATTTTTAATCAAAACATATCAAATCATTTACTGAGTTATTTGTTTGATGCGATGTTAATTGTAACGATAAGTAATCTATTGTCCTATTTTTATTAATTATTTCTTTTTCCATTTTTGCAATAATTAATTGTTGGTTATGTAAAGTTTCTTTGATAGTTATATTTTCAATGTAATAATTAGATTTATTCAAATTTAGGTCGTTTAACCATTTTTGATGTATTTTTGTCTTTGTATGTTGTAAAAATGTA